TGATAATTATGTAGAAAATGAAAACAATGAAATCACTAATTTAAATGACACTGTAATTATAATAGATGAAGTTCATAATATATTGAATAAGGATAATAATACTTATCGAGCATTAATACGTGTATTAGAACGATCAAGTAATTTTAAATTAATATTGTTATCAGCAACACCTATATACGACAATGTAGTTGCTGCAATTAACTTGAACAATTTGTTAAATATAGGTGATCAAAAAAAACAGATGGAATTAAAAGGGTATGAAGAATACCTAACGAGTGATACTATTTTTAAAAAGACAATTGTAAAAATTTCAGATGATGGTTTGAATAAATTGAAGGAAAATTTATTTGGAAAAATTAGTTACTTAAAACAAAACGACTCTTCATTTCCGTTACAAATTGATATGGGGATGGCAATTCAACCAAGCATTATTGGATCTGTAAAGATAATAGAATGCGAAATGTCAGATTATCAGTATAATATTTATAAAATGGCATTGAATAATGACCTGGGAACTAAAATAAATGGAGCAATTGAGGAAATAGATGACGTTAAGAGTTCTTCATTATATAAAAATAGTAGTGATGCATCAACAATGTGTTATCCAGAAGAAATGTATGGAAAAGTTGGATTTTACAAATATATTGAAAAGGAAAAATTAAAACGTGGGGATAAAAATGACCTAAAATATAAAGATATATTATCAAGAGAACATCTATATCAATATTCGAGTAAATTGTACGAATTAATTAAAAATGTATTAAAAACGGAACGGGGAAATGTGTTCATATATTCAAATTATGTAACAGCGGGTGGTACCAATTTGTTAAAATATCTATTATTATCGAATGGATTTAAGAATGGTCAGCAACTAAATAATCCATATAAAAATTTCATAGTGTTAGATGACACTATTTCGCCTACAAAAAGAGAGGAGTATCGTAAAACTTTTAATTCATATGAAAATAGAGAGGGAGAATTAATCAGGGTCATAATAGGATCACCAGTGATGTCAGAAGGAATTACATTAAAATGCGTAAGACAGTTACATATATTAGAACCTTTTTGGAATTTAAGTAAAATCAATCAAATTATAGGAAGAGGTGTAAGAAATCAAAGTCATATATTTTTACCTCCACAAGATCGTACAATTGAGATATATAAATATGCGTCAGTAAAGGCGAATAGCGAAAATATAGAATTCATTGACAAAGAGAAATATATGGTATCTGAAGAAAAGGACCGTATAAATAAGAAGGTAGAAAGAATATTTAAACAAATAAGTTTTGATTGTGAATTTAATCAAGATCATAATAAAATCCCTGAAATTTTAAATGGATCAGCTAAATGCGATTATATAGAATGTGATTATAAATGTTTGGTACAAAATACATCAAAGCCACTAGACAAGGATACATATAATTTATATATTGATTTTTTTGATAAATATGAAATCGAATATATTATCATTCAGATTAAAGCACTATTCAAGGCATATTATATATATACTTTTGAGGATATAAAGAGATATATCGTAAAGAAACTTGATAATAAAAGACTTATTACAGATGACACACTCATTCAGGCTTTAAAAAGTTTAATATTAGATAAAACTAGTATTATTGATGCAAATAATAGGAATGGATATATAATTAAGAGGGGGGAATATTATATTTTCAATGTATTTGGTAAAAAATATAATCAAGACTATTTTAATATATATGATTCATTATTTAATTTTAATGAAAATGTCAATGAATATACTATAGAGGATGTCGTAAATAAATTTACTCCTATGAAAATGGAAGTAGATGATGACACTATGTCAGTTACATCAGTTGCTTCGACTTCAGTAAATTCGAATATATCAGAACCATTAACTGATACTGATCATGATTATAATGATAACTTGTTTAATACATATAAATATATTGGTACATTTAAGGATAAAAAGGTTGGTGAAAATGGAGTGGTTTTCAGACTCATTGTAAATTCGACACTAGGTAAATATACAAATAAACGTGATAGACCAGATGGAAGAATCCCAAATACATTACCAAAGAAAACATTGACAGAAATTGCTAATGAAATGGGAGTTGAATTAGCTGCAAAAGAATCTATTATAACATTGTCTAGTAAAATTCGTAAATTTTTAATAGATAATAATCGTATGATGAAATCGTGAGTACTTTAAGTTATTTTATAAATATTATTATTTAAAATTAATTTCTTTAATTCTTTTTTACATAGATCAAGTTCTTGTTTTTTAGAAGGACTAATAGCATTGTAAGTAAATTTTTTTAAATCTTCATTACATATATAATTATTGTTTAATTCATTATATTTATCGAGATAATAAATATATTTTTCAATATTCTCATTGGTATTATTGAGAGAGAAATCCGAGATAGTTGGCAAGTACATGTTATTTATTAAAAATATTTTAATTTTTTATTTTGACTTTTATTTATTTTTTTGTCTAAACTTTTCCAAAAAGTTTTAGTTAGTTTAAAGGAATTTTTAATTTATTAAAAAAGGATGTTTAATAAATTATTTAATAGAAAAAAGGTAGTAAAGACAGATGAATTATATATCGGGGATTATAAATTATATGTAGTTGATGGATTATTACATATAACCAAAAATAACGTAGATAATAATTTTATATTAGATGGTGAAAATGGTAGTTTAGAATTAAAATTTTTATCAACTACAAAAGCAAGATTAGGAAAGAGTTGTTTTGGGAGTTAACAACTTTTTAACTTGGTCTAACTAACTTTAGTTAGTTAGACGAAAAGTTGAGACAAAAACATGAAGAAAAAAAAGTTGAGACAAAAACATGAAGAAAAAAAAAGTTGCGAGTAAAGTTTTTGATAAAACTTTTTGTTAAAAAGTTTAGTTAAGTGATAGTACTTTGTATGATTAATCCACAATATTCGGTTGGTTTTTTTTGATAATCTTGATAAGTATAAATATTAATTTTAATAGATTCTTGGACTAAAACTTTAAATATACTTAAAAATTCATTTCCGTGTCCATAAATAGGATATCCATTTTTATTATAATTACATAAATGAGCTAATTCATGTAATATAACATACATCAAAGTATTAATATCATAAATTTGATCATTAGTATCTCTAGTTCTAAGACATACATGCATAGATTCTTTATCAACTGTAAATGTTGTATAATTTTTATCAATAGATGCTTCTGATAATATAGAATGATTGTAATTTTCAGTTAAATATTTTATAGGGACACCTGTATTTGAAGCATTTAAATGAGCTATTAATTTGGTAATACGCTGATTAATTAATGCCAATGTATTAGCTGAATCAAGGAGATCCTTTTGAGACATACCACTTCTACGTATCATATAAACGTTGTTGTCAAAAGTAGATACTATATGACATGCAGATTGATAGAAAAAAAGGTACCATATACTAAATGCAATTAATGCCACAAGTATTATGTACTTTATCTGCGGTTCCATTATTTATATATAGCAATATATAAATAACTTTAAATATTTTGTCTTAAACTCAAACTAAACTTTAACAACTTAAACTTAATATTGTCTTGTTTTGATCAAAAACTTTTTTTAAAAGTTTTAAGTTAGTAATTGATCCATTTATTCTCAGCTTGTTGTGTATTATTAGCATCTGCTGCTAAATCTGCCATAATTTTTAGACTATTGTTTTTCAAAAACTCTCTATAAGCTTTTTCATCATTGACATTGATATTATAACGCATTTTAATAGCATTATTTGGACATGGTAAATAATTAGTAAATTGGCGACCATCACTCATTTTTGTTCTCATAGCCATTTTGTTGTATGTATTTATAATTTAACAATAATTTAAAATTTCTAAATTAAATAACATTTACTTTATAATTACAACCATTTTTATTAAGTTCAATTACAGTTTCATTGTAAGCTTTGCATGCTTCTAATTCTGTTTTGAATGTTCCAATATGAACGCCTCTTCTATTTAACATATACCTACATTCCCATTTACCAGATTTAGTTAAATATACACCATTATACTTGCTTGTTTTTTTATTTAGTTTATTTTCCATTAATTCTTTATGAATATCTTTAGCTATGGTTATATAATCTTCAATTTCATTTAAAATATATTTTGTATTTAAAGTATTATTAAAAAATAGAGCTTGTTGGTTATATAATTTTGCACATTCAATTTCATCAACATTATTTCCTAAATTATAAGTTTTACCAGAGCATCTAATACCACTTACGTAATATTTTTTTTTAGAATCATAACTAACACCAATATATTTTGATGAAAATTTTTCTTCTTTTGATAATTTATTTAATTCCGGTATATTTCTAGCTACAGTTACATAACCAGGTATATCATTCAATAAGAAATTATTATTTTCAGTTTCATTAAGAAATAAAGCAAAATCATTATAAACTTGAGCTGCTTCAATTTCATTTACAAATTCTCCTAGATAATAGTGTTTTTTATTATGTTGTAATTGTGCTATCCAATTATTTTTATCTGCTACAAAACTAGTTCCTTTAAAATTATCAGTGCGATGCTTGCCTTTTTGACCATTATCTATGTTTTTTTTTCTTATTTTTTCCATATGTATTTCTGTTTTAATTGTTTCTTCTTGTTGTAATATTTGTAATGTATCTGATTTAATTAATTCTGCATCTATATCTAAATTTTCTGTGATTATATTAAAATGTTCAAAGTCTTTGATATCAAATTGTTTAATATATTCTAATGAGATCTTAATTGTCTTAATAGCATAAGCTAATTCTAGATCATTTTTGAAAAAGAACCATTCCTTCCTACCAGCAATTAAAAAAGGGTGTAATGAATGATGTATTAATTTTTCAGCAAGATCTCTATCAAATGTATCGAATTTAGCATACATTTCTAAAGATTTTGTCGGTGAGCCAACATTTAGCTGATCCACTCTTGTAATGGTTTTTTCTGCTATTCCGATTTTCATATGTCCTGGTCTAGATTTGTCTCTTATACAATAAAGTTCTCCAGGTATTCTACTGGAAAATCCCTTAGTTTCAGGTTTATTTTCTAATTTTTGAATTTCTTCTTTTTGTTCCATTACAATTTGTTCCTTTTCTTCTAATTGTAATTTTAAATCAAGTGATTCTTCTGTTATTGTTTCATGTGTTAATTCTTCTAATTTAATAAAATAATCATGGATTTCATCTGCTTTTGCTGTATTACTTTTAAGACAAAGTTTTTTAAATGTACGAATAGTCATTAAAACTTTTTCTTTATTTAGTCCTGCACACCCTTTTATTTTTGAGGCTCCGCCAACTTGCGGAGCCTTAATATCACCCTTTAAAATCTTATAATCATTATCTACTGTAAAATGCTTGGTTAAAACTCTTTTGCATTCTTCCTTTCTACCAAAGCCCAACCATTTCCAAATATTTTCTAATTCGATAACAAAATCTGTTTTACTATTATAATTTAAATAACAATAAAAACTTGCTATAAATAATTGTTGCTGAGATTCAGTGAAGTTTTCTTGGATTTTTTCGATAAATTTTCCTTGGTAATTCTTTGATAATTTGGTAATAGGATTTAGTTCGATTAATTCAACGATATCTAATTTTTGACTTTGCATATTCTTTTATCTTTGATATAAATAATCGTTTAAATTAAAAGTTGTAAATAAACGCAATGTTTGTAAATAAAGGCATTTCTAAAAAAATTTATTTACAAAAGTTAAAAGTTCAACTGTTTTTTAATTGTATCGAATTCTATAGATAAAATATTAAAAGTATTAGTAATTTCCCTTTTATATTCTTCTAAATATTTAATTCTATTTCTTTGTTTTACAATTAAATTTTTGTATTGATGTAATACATTAGAAGTTGCTTCTGCAACTTGTTGCGGTGAAATTACAAGAAGATTAAACAGGATGATATATATACCAATATTTATAAAAGCAAATATATATAATATATTCATAATAAGATAATCATTAAAATAAAAAACAATGTGAAGCGTAAACATAATATATTTATTTTATTTTTTACATATAAGATGGCGCCAAATGAAATATTAGAAACTGTAAATATACCTCAATTTGACATCAATTCTTTAATGCCAGATGCAACAATTCTTATTTTAGGGAAAAGAAGAAGTGGTAAAAGTATATTATTAAAAGATATTTTTTATCATCATAAAAACATACCATCTGGTGTAGTATTTTCTGGTACTGAGACAGCGAATCCATTTTTTTCAGAATTCATACCTGATTCATTTATATATAATAAATATGATGCAAATATTATCAACAAATTAATTAATAGACAAAAAGTCAAAGTTAATGCTGCACGTGAACAAAAATTAGGAAATGATGGGAAAACCAAAGATAATAATATATTCATTGTACTAGATGATATGCAAGCAGAATCAGAAACCTGGAAAAATGATGAAACAATTAAGAATATTTTTTTCAATGGAAGACATTATAACATTTTTTTCATGTTAGCATTACAATATTCCATGGGTATTACGGCTGCTTTGAGAGGGAATATTGATTATGTATTTGTTTTTAATGAACCTTCTTATATAAATAAGAAGAAGATCTATAGTGACTACGGTTCCGTTGTGCCGAGTTTTGACCAATTCTGCAATATTCTAGATCATTGTACGTCTGATTTTGGGTGTTTAGTAATCAAAACATCAGGGGCATCAAGTATATCATGGTACAAGGCTAGGATGCATGATCCCTTTAAAGTAAGTAAAAATATCATGTGGGAATATCACCGAAAACATTATAATCTAAATCATAATAACGAAACAATTTTAAAAGAATCAGAAATGATTAAAATAAAGGAAAAATATAAGAATAGTAGAAAATTAAAGGTAATTGTAAGTAAAGAATCAGGTGAAATTTTAAATATTATGAAATAAACTTAAAACTTTTAAAAAAAGTTTTTGATCAAAACAAGGCATATTATTAATTAAATATAGCTTGAATAACTATTAAACATATTACTAAAAAAATAGTAATAAGAATTATATCTCCTTGTAAATGACTAAAGTCTCCATTTACTATGTTATAAAATGCATTTTGTAATTGAATATAATATGTTATAGGCTTTATTTTCAAAATACTTTTATTTTCAATATCTACTGTTTTTTCTTCTGAAACATTGGGTATTAGTGGATTTGTTGTAATGCTACTTTTTGGTTCATTTAAAATATTCATAGCAACTTTTTCAGAAAAAGTTGAGACAAAAATATAGTTACTTAGTTATTAGATGACAATAAAAAACATTTTTTAAAGTGAGCTTATTTTTGTCACAACTTTTATAAAACTTAAGTTTTAAAAATTGGTTAAAAAGTTTTATTTATTCCATAGTAATAATTGTTTCATTGCATATTTGAATATGTTTAATATTAAGTGTTGTTAGTCTATAATTAGCATCTTTTAAAAGATTAACGATTTTTAATAAAATAATATCAATCTGGATACTAGTATTAGTATCATTACTATATGTAAATTGTAAATTAATAATTCCTTCTCTTGCTTCTTGAATAAGATGTATTAGTAATTCTATATTTTCTAAATTTCTTGTAATTTCATGAGAATAGTGAGTATCATTATAACCAGGTACATTTTTTGAATTTAAAAATGACGTCAATAATAACATTGATTCTGATATAATCGAATTGATTTCTAATAAAGATTGTTGGCGCGAATCACTATTGAACAGTCTCTTAATAGATTTATAAAATGTATTTGTCTCTAGATGAATAAGTCCGTCATTACTTCGAGCAATTCTTCCGTTTTTTTGAATTTTACTGATAATTTTCAAATTAATGAGTAATTTATCAGGGATATCCATAATTTGATATCTAACAAGAAAATAAAAATGAATAAAAAAATTACCAACACATTATATAGTTATGGTAATTAAAAAGGAACGTAAGAAATTTATAACTCCATTAAATGAAAAAATAATCAATGAAATTATATTAGAAACGTTAGTATATATCATTGAAGAATACGAATATGACAATAACAATAATAATCAAGGGCCATTGACAAAAAAACAATGGGATACATTAACAAAGGAACGAGAACTAGACTGTATTACAGAAATATTGTTACGATTAAAAAAAAAACGTTTATTTAAAGAAGACAAGCTAGAAGTAACTGGAGTATATTATAAAATAAGCGAGTACCTTGCCTCTCAGCTCACTTCGTGAATCAAAAATAAAAATTTTTTTATTTGATATTAATAAGATGAAACACTATTTTATTAATCAAAAAACCAATCGAAGAATTACTTCAGATAGCAAAACATATAAAAAATTAAAAAAGTATGGTTTTTTAACAAAAGATACATGTTTATATGATATAAATTCTGTAAAAAGATGTGTAAAAAATATTAAGAAATATTATCCAGGAGTATTCTTTACGCAAGATAATTCTGAAGGTAACTTATTATCTATATATAATCCTGTTCAAAATACACAAATTCAAGTATCTCCAAATATAAAGGAAAATATAGAAGAAATACTGTATAATATAAATGGAGATCTTATTTCTTTACAATTACCTCCTTTAAATACGCATACAGATTTAGCAGGATTAGTAATACAAGACAATTATATAATTGGTGTTATTAAAACTAATAATTCTTTATATAAAGTGTCAAATCCAATTAAAATTAGTATTAAATCATTGGCAAGTATACCGTTATTAATTAATAAAAATCATGATATTAAATTTGAGAATGATATTATCGATGAGTACCAACTTAAAAAAGAATTATTATCATTAAATTCAGATGACTTATTAAATAAGAATGATCTAAGGCATCTTGAATGTAATAAATATGGCTATATTTGGAATGATATGTATAAAAAATGTCAACTAGAATTATCTTCGACTCAAATTGAAGAACCACATCAAGAATCACATCAAGAATCACATCAAGAATCATACCAAGAACCAGTCATGGAACCCGAAAGTATACCAGAAAGTATACCAGAAAGTATACCGGAAAGTGAATCTCAAAGTGAACATGAAAGTATACCAGAAAGTATACCAGAAAGTATACCGGAAAGTGAATCTCAAAGTGAACTGGAAAGTGAACATGAAAGTATACCAGAAAGTATACCAGAAAGTATACCGGAAAGTATACCGGAAAGTGAACCGGAAAGTGAACCGGAAAGTATACCAGAAAGTGAACCGGAAAGTGAACCAGAAAGTGAACCGGAAAGTGAACCGGAAAGTGAACCGGAAAGTGAACCGGAAAGTGAACCGGAAAGTATACCGGAAAGTGAACCGGAAAGTGAACCGGAAAGTGAACCGGAAAGTGAACCGGAAAGTGAACCGGAAAGTGAACTGGAGAGTGAACCAGTACGAGACGTAGAACCTACAATAGAACCTACAATGGAACCTACAATGGAACCTACAATGGAACCTACAATGGAACCTACAATGGAACCTACAATGGAACCTACAATGGAACCTACAATGGAACCTACAATGGAACCTACACGAGACGTGGAGCAAACTGAATCACAAGATAAAATAGATGAAAGTGGATCAGTTGCGTCTGTGATTACAAATCCAATAAATAATTCTATTATTGGATATTTTTAAAACATCGTGATGTTGAACCAAGTGAAAAAGTTTAAGTCAGTTTAAAGAAAAATTAAGATAATAATAAGAATGGATTTAAAAAGGGATCTAATTATAAACTATCTGAATAAATATTATGAGGAACCTGGTATGAAGAAAATCATAATAATAAATAAGATATTAGAGAATAAACATAAGTTGTCATTAAGAATATTAGACTGGTTTGTAACTAATTATTCAAAAAAAAGAAAGATATATTTGAATGATAAATATGATATATATCAACAGTATAAACTAAAACTCAAATCGTATTCAAAAATGTATTTTGATCCATTTTCAAGGAGTCATAAAATTAAATATTATTATAATAAAACTGAGTATTTAGAAACAACACCTGGACAATTATGTTTTTTTAAATGGTGTTTTGAAACAGATATTTTAGAATATGTTGAAAAAAATTATAAAATAATAGAGGATGATATGAAGGATACTTTAAAAATGAATAAACCAATTATAAATAAACGGGGTAAAAAGGGGGATATAGTATCATTTACAGTAGCTTTCTAAATTGTGAATAAAGAAATCAAATTTATTTTACTTGGATTTTTTAAAAAATCCTGAAATTTATTACTTGATGTAAATCTGAAAAATGACACGGACATTAAAACAATAACAACTAAATACGAAATACTCGAAATATTATCTTCAGATACAGGATAAGAATACATAGGGGATATAAATTGATGTAAAAAGGATTCTTGAGTACTTATACCACGTAAATAAGATTCTGTAATAGTTAAACAACAAGTATTGTTATTTAAATACCAATGTGTCAATAAAGACAAACAAAATGTAAAATGTAGCAATGATATTGCGGGGATATCTAAAAATGGAGCTATAAGTACAAATAAGATAATACAAATATGAAATATATTTATGATGGTCGCTAGAAACATTATAATATAACAATAAATTACTTTCCCGTAATAGAACAATAAATTTTTTTAGAAATAGATTTACCAACTTTTCTCGTAGCAGTAAACTGGATATCAGCTAATAACAATTCTTTATTTTTTTCATCTACGGTACTTTGATATGCCAAAATGAGATCATTAAAGGTATTGTATTTTTCATGTATTTTTTTAGCAATATTAATACTAACTCCAGGAATTACAGATAACATATTGATAAAAATATTATTTTTAATTCTATCTGATTTTTTAACAAGTTTCATATCTATAATTTCTCCTGACAATTCCAATTGATTATTTAATATTTTTTCATATAATAAAACAATATTATCTACTGTATCTTGTTTAGACTCTGTAAAAATAACTTTATATTGGTGTTTAAAAATCAAATTTAAAAGAGCACTATTAATAGCAGTAACCGATACGCCACTTGACATTTCTTTTTTACCTTCTATAATATATACAATCTTAGAGGGGTCTTGTATACTTTCTAAAAGCCTAGCTCTTTGATCTGCCCATCGGCCGTCAGTGATACTAGCGCATAAATCTTTTATACTTTTTCTTTCAATTGCAAATAAAATGTCATTTTCTTTTTTAATAAGGATATCTCCAATAATAAGATTACATACATTAATTTTTGGTTCTTTTTGTTTAAATAATTCAATCAAATCATTTTCGCGGTAATCAACTTCTATATTCATAATTATATATAACATTATATTTTAATTATAAAATACAAACCATCTTCTTGTTTTTGTCACAACTTTTATAGATTTTTAAAACTACCAAGTCGAAAGCAAGCTTTAGCTTGATTGAGATAAGTTTTAAAAATTAGATAAAAAGTTTTTTTTTATTTAGTAAAGATAAGTTAAAGTAAATGGATTTGATATCATATATAAAACAGAATTATCCAAATATAATAGTAAATTCAATAGATCTCAGTGAATATAAGGATAAAAATGCAATAGGATTTGTAATAACAGATTCGCAATTAATTATTGGTTATATAAATAAAAAGGGTCAATTAAAGAAGATCCTAGAACCAATTGATGTATCAAAATTTGATTTATCAGAAATAAAAGAGAAGATTCCAAGAGTATTTTCTGGATCTATAGATAATTTAGAGAAGATAATAACCAATACGAATGGTGGTTTAAAAAAAATAGATGACAAAATCATGGGGGAAACTACAATCCCTATAGTATTATATAATGATTTAACAAAGGAATATCTATTAATTAAACAACAATATGAAAAGGATTTGCAACAATTAATTTCCCAAGAAAAAGTGTTAAAGGATAATCAAAAAAAATGCATAGATTCGATAGTATCCGAGAAAGACGTTATTATAGAACATATACAAGAGTTTATTAAACAAATAAAAACATTATTTTTAAAAAAAGATCGCACTATAAAGGAATCCAGAGAATTATACGAGCAAGTCACAAGGGAAAGAGATACATTATTACAACGTTTATCGGTATTAGATACAGTTACAAAAGACACAAAAGCTATTAATGAAATTAAAAAGGAACTTGAGAATGTAACAAATGAATTATATGAAAGTAAATTCCGTGAAGAATTTTTAGAGAAATCATATGCTCAATGTAAAATAAAGATTTCGGATGAAAAAACAGAAATCATTAAGGGAATTCGTATGTATAAAGATGCAATTCGTGAGTATATCAAAAAAATTCGAGAGGATGACATAACATTATTCGATTCTACAAAAGAAAAAATGTTAAATGAATATCGTGTTGTAAATGAAACATTACAAGAGTTATCTAAAAATAATAATAATTGCAATGAAATTCAACTGACATTAAATGAATCAATTGCGAAAGGAATATTACAATTAAATAAAAAGGAGGATGAAATATTAGAATACAGAAAAAATAACAGTGAATTGACAATTAAAAATAAGGAACAAAATATAGTAATAATGCAATTAAATAAAGAATTATCAGAAATAAAGGCATTAATGTCGCTTAATAATAGCGAGAAAATAATTCCAAAGGTTGATTATAACCGATGTCAGAATACATTATATACATTGATTAAATTAAATAATATTTTTAAGAGAAAAATCGAGATAATATCTTTAATAGAAAAGGTGATGTCTAATCCAAGTGCAAAAATAACAGAAGAAATAATAGCAAATTTCCAGGATGTCAAGGGTATTATTTATAAATACATTGATTTTCTAGATTTAGATAAATATATCAATAGTATTTATGTAGAATATTTTAAAAATGAAACATCGATGAAAAAAATCCCAGAATCATTTTGCGAGGAATTAGATAACTTGATAGTATATTGGAATGAAAATACAACAATTTTTAGAGAACAAGATACTCGTTTAACAAATATTTATGAAGATATAAGTAACGCTGTTAGAATTTATGTCAGAATAAAACCAATATTTACAGAAGAAATAAAGAGTTGTTTAAAAATCAATCAAGGAGATAACACGATAGATATTAAATGTAATAATACAAAGACAACTCTTGGTCCATACTACAGTATTTTTAATGAAACAGAAACAAATTTGGATATATATACAGGAAATGCAGATACAGTTCAAACAACTGATTTCAAGATAACTATACCTGAAACGGATGAAAATAATAGGGGTATGTATAATATTTTTAACCAATTGCAAAGTGGATATAATTTACTTTTATTTGCATACGGGAGTTCTGGATCTGGGAAATCGAGTACATTATTAGGTGAACGAGGTATGAATGGGTTAATACATTATGGATTGGGTAATTTAGAGAATATAAAATACATGCGATTACGTAATTTATTTGAACAAAGTAATAATTTAGTAAATATTAATTTTAATAAAATGACAGGAAGAATACATAATTTAGTAGGGGAAATAAAAGCATTAAGGCAATTTTCAAAAAATGAAACAAAGCAATTTAGAGAAAGCCTTGCGGTAGATTCACAAATTGATTTCAATGATATAAAAGTATCTGAATTAAATGACCTAATTATCCAAATTGACAATTATAGACGTGAAGCAAGGAGGATAAAAAAGACACCGAATAATAATAACTCAAGTAGATCACATTTATATTTTGTTTTTGAAATAGTATTTAATAATGGTGTAATAGGGCATCTTACAATAGTAGATACAGCTGGAAGAGAATCGCCGACTGATATTTATAATACATTTTTAGAAACAACGAAAGTGTCATTAGAAAGTATTCTGGCACCTACAGGTGGTTTATCGTTAATAAATAATTATATGAAACCAGAATATCAAGGAGTATATTTTGCAGAAGATATCTTGAACATCTTAAAAGAGGGATTTTATATCAATGAAACTATAAATCACCTCATTTATTATTTTAATTTTAAAAATGACCTTGTTACGAATGTTGTAATGCAATCATCGAATCTAAAAAAATATAATACAATACGATATTATATTAATCCAAAAACAGAATTAACAGCAATAAATGATTCTAATAATTGTTTGACAATCCCTATTTTAGAATTTTTAAATAATTTAAATCAGGATCAAAATAAACCAACTAAATATATAATGATATGTAATGTAAGGCAAGAGCCAGGGTATTGTGACCAAACACAAAAAACACTTGAATTCGCAGAAAGCATTAAATCAAATTAAAACTTTTAACTTGTTCAATAAACTTAAGTTTATTGAACGTAAAGTTTTAGATCAAAACCTAATTAAAAACCAACTTTTTAAAAAAAAGTTGTAACAAAAATAATAAACTCTCTCACATCGCTAACTTCGTTACGATGGAGTTCGTGGCGATTTTTTATCGATCAAAAATACATCTAAACTCTCGTCTAAAACACTTAATAAAATCACCACGAACTCCATCGTAACGAAGTTAGCGATGTGAGAGAGTTTATTATTTTTGTTACAACTTTTTTTTAAAAAGTTGGGTTTAAAGTAAACAAGTATCATTTTCATCAGGTACTGTATCTAAAATTGTAACCAGAGATTCGTTATCATCAAATAATAATGATTCGTGTAATTCGATTGTATGAAAATTATCATAAAATTCTTTACTTTTAGAGCGCTTGAGTTCATTCCAATATTCGTCAAATAACTTTCGATCAGATTGTAATTTTCTGATAAGATCCATAGTATCTTTAAAATAATGTTTAATACTATTAAACCATTCTTTATTCCTGGCAATACGTTGAATATGCCATTCTTGTATTATATAAAAATTTGGTTCTAAAATAATATTCTGTAATTTATACGTATTAATTGTTTCCAAAGCCCACCCTCGAAACTCTTCTGGGGTAATTAAGTTATCCGGTGGATAAATATATTTTGAAGTATTATTATCAGCATATTTAATGTGATTTAATACAATTCCTTTAAATTGTTTAGGGAATGCAATGTCAATTGGAGTATTATTATTAGATTGATCTGGTATAAAGTCGTTGAATTCTTGTTCTGTAATTTCTTTAACTAGGCAAACTAAAAAATCACATTCATCAAGATCTGCGCATTCCATCTGGAGCTGCATTTGTAAAAAATAGGTGGGTGATGGGCTATAATACATTGAATTTGGATTTTTTATTTCCAACATCATACCATCTGGAGTAATACCATCTGGACTAGCACCTAAGTAATTTAAACGAGGATGAGGTAATAATCCAAATTCGATGACGTCAGTTTTATATAATTGTCTATATAATCGAGTTGAAATCTCTTCATATTTTTTACCATGTAAGGTATATTTATTATCTTGAAATAAATTTTCACCATAAAAAGTTCTACATTTATTAATAATATATGATTCTTTTGTATCATATGTATTAAGGCATTTATCTGGGTTATATTTTATTTTTACATCAAACAGATTTTCATAAACTTCACATACTTCTCGTGTTTTGGGAAGACAGCAACTTGCTTCCGATGCCGTAACCCTTAGATTTCTAGATTTATACCAACCTTCTGTTTTTTGTGCAAATTGAGGCTTGGCACGTAATACTTTAACTCTATTACGGTACCATTTTAAAGTTCTTTTTTTAGGAATGTCTTTAGGGGTGTCTCTAAGTATATCCATTGACTAATGATATTGATATACCTAATCATTTTTTTTTATCAACTTTATTATCTTTGTTTTTGTCTAAACTTTTTGTTAAAAAGTTTGTTGTCGTTTAAATAATTTTTTAGTTTTATTATTAAAGTACAGTAAGACAAGAATGAATTCTGAATTATATAAACAGTTTACCGATCAATATACAAAGGCATCGGCTATGAGTCCTGAAAAGGCGAATGACTTATTTTTAAATTGTATTATGCAATCCAATACATTAATCGAACAATGTGAGAAATTAAATTACCTTGAAATTTTTAGATTTTCTAAGGAAATTTATAATATTTATTATAAAAATGCAGAATTATTAATACGTACAATTGGTTTAAATACATCAAAGGCAAAATTAACTGAGCAGGAAAAAAACATTTTATCAACGGCTATTACACGGTTAAGAAAATGCTACGTTGTAGATCCTTTGAATGTACAAAGTAATGAATTATTTAGATTGGTATTTGTTTATTTATCACAATATACAGAAGATATTAATGAAAAGATTGTGTTTTTAAAACAAGTATTAAATATAAACCCAATTGATTATGAATTGCATATGAATATTGGATTATATTATAATCTATTAAATAAATTAGATGATGCAATTTTACATTTTAAAACATCATATGGGATTTTAGATTTATATATCAAAAATGATCCAGAAAATAATTATTTACGTAATTCGAAGATCAAATGTCTTAATCAAATAGGTACAATATATAGTTCTATTCAAGATAGAAATTTAGCGGAATATTATTTTAAAAAAGCATTGGAGTTAAATCCAGATGACCCAGATATTAATAATCAATTAGGTGCATTGAATACTGAATTAAGAAATACAGAAAAAGCGATAGGGTATTATGAACATGGAATTAAAAATTATAAAAAGGCTCAAATCAGTAATGATCTTGACTTATTATTAGCAAGTATGAATATGAATATGGGGATGGCATATTGTTACGAATGTAATTTTACAAAAGCAATCGAGTGTTATAACAAGGCATTAAAACTAAAACCTCAATTATCATTAGCCTATCAAAATAAGTTATTAGATTTGAATTATATTTCGCATTTAATTGAGGATCCTATGTATGTATCAAAGTGTCATAAAGCAATTAATAGGATTTATCCAAAGGTCGTAACTGATTATCGTCAAAGTTGTCCGAATTACAAAGTCAAAGGAAAAAAAGCAAAGTTAAATATTGGATTTGTAAGTGGAGATTTTACATTTCATCCAGTAAGTTATTTTATAAAATGTATATTGAAATTATTAAATAGAGAGAAATTTAATGTAACTTGTTTTTCATCTAAAATTATACAAACCGATACAATGGAAAATATTACATGGGTTATTACAAAAAATAAAAATAATACGGAATTATTTAATATAATCCAAGAGCACAAAATAGATATTTTATTCGATCTAAGTGCGCATACAGGGGATAACCGTTTAGATACATTTGTGTTAAAACCAGCACCAATTCAAATATCATATTGTGGATATCCAGGGTCATCTGGTATCAAAAGTATCGATTATCATTTAACTGATCGATATTGTAATTCTCCGGATACGCAAAAATATTATCAAGAAAAATTAGTATTTATGAAGAATTGTTTTTTAGCTTATACACCAATGACTGGGATTGATAATTTACCAGCATTAACATTAGATCAACCATGTGTAAATAATAAATATATTACATTTGGAACATTTAATAGATTAAATAAAATAAATGACAATGTGCTTTCAGTATGGGAGAAAATTTTATTAGCTATACCAAATAGTAAGTTAAACATTAAAACAAAAGAATTTTCTACAGAAAAATTAAAAGATAATTTTATGGAAAAAATGAAAAAGGTTGCTCATCAAATTGTTATAATGGATTACACAGATACAATGGAGGAGCATCTAAATGATTATAATAAAATTGATATAGCATTAGATACTTTTCCTTATTCTGGGACAACTACAAGTTGTGAGGCATTATTAATGGGAGTACCATTGATTACATTGTATGATAACAAGCGTCATTATCATTCGCAAAATGTGACTTCGAGTTTATTAAAGAATTCTGACTTGGATGAATTTGTATGTTATTCAGAAGAAGAATATATAAATAAAGCAATTAAATATTCAGAAGAATTAAATTATAGATTAAAAGAGGAAATCAGAGATAAATTTACACAAGGTCATGTATGTAACTATTCTGAATTTGTAAAAGATTTCGAAGAAACTATGTTAAATTTATATACAAATCATGCATGGTAACTTACGAGTGTTGTTTTATAAAATTTGAAATGAAATCATTAGTATTAAAATCTTCTAATCCATGTGCATAAATATAATCAGAAATATCTAAAACATTATCTTGTGTAATATTACGATCCCCATACAATGAAATTACATTTTCGTTTACTGATAAACAAATATTTTTATTAAAATGGCATTGAATTGGCCAAATACGATCTTGATATTCTTTTCCAAAAATTAAAACGATATCATTATAAGAATATGGTAAAATTCCATAATATACCATAGAATCGATATTAATTGATGAATTTATTGAATAATACATTTAATTTAAAAAAAAATAAATAAAAATCATTTTTTTTTTAATAATAACAAATTGTAAGTTAAAAGTTAATTTTAAGTAACTTTTGAATAAAATTATCCAATTCTTTTAAAGACTTTATATTTTGTAATTTTTTTATATCATCGATTATATAAAATCTATAAGAAAAATTTGTAATACGCCTAAACATATTTAAAAATAATTGCTTATCATAGAAATTGTATAATCTATTCTTTATAATAGTAAGATTATTACCAGAATATTTGAATATAATGTCATTAAATACACCAAAAACTTCATTCATATTATTAATAATAAAAGAACAATGTGTAAAAAACATGTCATTTACACTAAACATTAGAATATTATCATTAAGTTTCATACAACTTATGAAACTTAAAAAATTAATCATTTTTTTTTTGAAAATGCAATAAACTTGATAAACTTTATATTAGGTGGGAATAAAATGCACTGAGTACTTGGGTTGTGTAATGCTTTTTCAAAAGAATTTGCATTTAATAAAATAGATTTCATTTAACTATATTTATATATTATACAATATTTTTATTTAATTTATTGTTTTTTTCCAAATGTAATTGGTTTGCTTAATGTAAAGAATGGATAGCCCGCGCCGACCATAAATAGAATAATTGCTCCTGTAATAGCAAATCCACCACCGATTTTATCGCTATTTTTCATAGCAGGAGTATACTCTGCATCAGAACAAGAAACGGAACTTTTAGATAAAAACCATAACCCGATAGCTAAAAGGATTACTGATAGAATGAAAGAAGAATATGATACGAAGGTTAATTCCATTTATTTTATTATACAATTACCTAATAAAATAATTAAAAGGTATTTTGACTTTTTTTTAAATATTTACAATATAAAATGACAAAACGAGCACTTCTCATTGGTATAAATTACATAGGAACGCAAAATGAATTATCTGGATGTATAAATGATTCGATAAATTTAAAACAATTTTTAATAAATTATTGTAACTATGAAGAAAAAAACATAGTTCATATGACTGATCTTACTACTGTAAAACCAACTCGTGAAAATATTCAAAAGGCATTTGAAAAATTAATTGGAGAAGCCAAGGCTGGAGACACATTGTTTTTTAGTAATTCAAGTCATGGAAGTCAAGTCCAAGATACTAATAATGATGAAATTGATAAACAGGATGAAGTATTGGTACCATTGGATTTTATGACAAAGGGAGTTATTTCAGATGATTATCTCAATTCTATTTTAAACAAACTGGTAGCTGGTGTCAAAATGACATGTGTTTTTGATAATTGTCATTCTGGATCTATTCTTGATTTAAAATATAATCTAATATCTAATAATAAATATTTAAAAGGGACACTAAATTCAAATATCAAATATAATACTGGAGAATGGTCAAATGAATTTAAGTTTTTAATTGAACCAGCAAATACTCATTTAAAATCTAATATTATTTGTTTTTCAGGATGTAGAGATGACCAAACATCTGCAGATGTCTCGAGTAATAGTAAGTCATTTGGAGCATTTACAAAAACATTTATAGATTATCTTAATAATAATATTGTAACAATCAGTAATAAAAAAGTTTTAAATGATAAATTAAAACTAAGAGAAATATGTAAAGGAGTAAATGCAAATTTACAAATAAATGGCTATTCTCAGCAAAGTATATTATCATTTGTAAATAATGGTGATTATGAGAATTTTTTAACCTTATAATCAACTTTATTTCATCTGAATTTGTGGATAACGATAGAAATTACGAAATTCTATACTTTGTTTGTAAACATCATCTATTTTAGATGACTTTTTATAGAATTCGACACATTCTTCAAAGCCATTGTATCTTTTACCAGAATTTATATCTAAAATTGCTGGGAATTGAGAGATCCATAATGGATGAGATTCATAATAATGAATATTACTATTAGATAAATAAATTGGATAATTCTGGTATTTTAAAAATCTAATAATATGTTTGATTTCTCTGTAATTGATATGATCAGTATATAAATTATAAGGGATTCTTGGAATTTTATTCATAGCAACTTTTTCACTTGGTTCAACAAACTTTAGTTGGTTGAACGAAAAGTTGAGACAAAAACAAATGAAAAAAGTCGAAATATATACTTAATCATTTTTAAAAATAAGATCATTTTTTTATTTTTAAAGGTAACTTTTGTTTGAAAGTTAATTGATATAAGCAGTTGCAGAAATAAGGATCCATTTGTCATCAATTGCATCATACATTAAATGAGCATTTTGACCTTGTCTTTTAAATGTAATAGTTGTAGCTACAAACGAAGGGTTAATAGGATTTGGTGCAATTAAATTATTAAAGAACAAAGTATATTTAGAATTCAATCCCATTTGCGAGCACGTAATTATTTTTAAAGTACCATCTGATATTCCTATAGAACCCATAGTTCCTGAGCTAGTTGTATAATTAGAACCGATTACTTTAAATAAAGACATAACTTTAGTAGTATCAGGATTTCTAAAATCTAAGATACCAGATTGTAATGTATAACGATCAATCGAATATGCCATTGAACTATTTAAAGTTAAACCAGTTAATGTTGCTGAAACAGTATTTGATAAATTTGTAAAACGACCACCATTCGCAATATTAATTCCGATAGGTGTATTATCAATAACACCACCATTTATTTCGAAATTTGTCCCTGTAATAAGTTGAGTATTTCCATTTAAAGTTCCTGACAATGTAGTGCTATTTAGATAATTTGAATAGAGTTCATTAATTTGAATGTTACCAAGGGTCCCATTTAAAACATTACTTTGTGTAATAAGAGAATCATTATAAAAAACCCAACGTTCAGATGAATGGTCGAATCCAAAAAATCCAGTTTTTGAATTAATACTTCCTGATGTAATAGAACTAAAATTACCAGTTGTAGACCAATAATTAACTTGGATTCCGACTTCTTTATTTTGATTTTTCATTAATTCACTTTGTACAACACCTGTAGTACCATTTGTAGATATATTACTATGTAAGATAGTAAAAGTAGTACTATTAACAATTGAATTTATATTATAAATAGCATCAATAACAGGTATTGTGTCGGTGTTTTTTATATATACAGAATCACCTGGTGAAAAATAATTGACACCACTTGTAGTAACTAATAATTGACCAGATGTAGATGAATTTGTTATACTTACAACGCCAAGTGCTTGGATAGTTCCTAAGGCAAGTATATATGTATTGAAATCAAAATCGACATTTGATGCTGAAAATAATCCAGTAATAGTAACATTACCAGCAATATTAACTGAACTGGAATTCAATGAAATGCCTTGGTATCCATTTAAAGTCAATTGTGACCCATCACTAATAATATTATTTACTGAACTTCCGAAATTAATAGGAGTATTTAAAGGAATATTAATAGAACCCGTTGAAATCTTTGGGGTGAGGTCTATATTACCAGTTGTATTTGAAATAACTAAATTACTAGAAGTATTGTAAACGATAACACCATTACCGATAAATAATTCTGTATCAATTGGGATAGATACAAAGGACATACTGTTTAATAAAATACCACCTGAATTATTTATATTTAATGATCCATTGCTATTATTAATGATGGAACTATTACCAATAAAGAAGGTACTATTAGTAGGAACATGTATAATTTGACTATTAAGATTTATATCTGTTGAATTAATATTGACAGTATTGCCAGAAATAAGATTAACATTAGAAATAGTGCCATTATTAATATCTAAATTATTAACAAATCCATTTCCAAATTGGACATCAGAATAATTCCCGGAATATACTTCATTTGTATTTGTACCATCTCTAATAAAAACGAATCTACCAGTATTATTTTTATAACCAAAGAATCCTGTTTTTGTAACACCACTTAAATTCCATTTGAATTCAATACCACGGTCTTTAAGGTCATCTATAACAGGACCTGTAACTCCGCCTAAAGAAAAAATCGGATCTTGTAAATTAGTAATAGTACTAAAAACATTACTTGTTGTTCCTGTAATAATGACATTACTATTAATGATGAAATTTCCACCATTTGTAAGTATTAAATTACCAGAAGTATCACTAACAATCGAATTAATCGAATTACCAAAATTAATTGGACAATTATTATTGATATTGACATTACTAGAATTTATAGATAAATTACTAGCAGTAATCCGCATATTTACACCGGCATTTAGATTTAAAACCCCCGAACATCCTGTAATTGTATTAATATTGAGTAAACTTCCACAATTTAAATTAATATTACCAGAATTTGGGAAAATAAGGTCATGGTCAATATACATATCGTAAGCTTCCATAGAACCAATTGTTCCTGTAATAACATTATTTGTATTAATAGCATTTGAATAATAAACAAATCGATTGGTAGTATCTTTTACACCAAACCAACCCGTTTGTTGTCCAGTTGTAAAATAATTAAATTGTATACCACGGTCTTTTAGATCACTTACTATTAATGGAGTACCAGTTTCTGCAATTGAAATAATTGGATCGCGAATTGAGAGATCTGTCGTATTAATATAAGTTGAATTTCCATTGATAATAAAGTTTCCAGTAGAAACAAGTGTATTTGTATTGATTATATTTAAATTTCCAGATGTATTTGAAATAAGTGTATTGGTATTGTTATTTATAATTAAATTCCCAGATGTATTTAGGACAATAGAACCGCTTGTTCCAATATTTAAGAATGAATTTTGAGGTATATTAATGTTTTGAAAAGCAGTTAAATTTAAATTACCAAAAGAATTACCAACAATATTTAAATTACCAAAAGAATCTAATGTTATATAATGAGAAACTCCAGATGTATCAAAAACAAGGTAATTAGTTTGAGGGATTCTAGTATACAACCCATTTAATAGAATTTCTGTACCTACTAAATTAATATTTCCATTTGTAGTTACTAAATTTATAATATTTTTCGAATTGATTGTCAATGTTGAAGCACTGCCAATAATATTACTTACTGACCCAAGTATCATAGGGACACCATTAGGTACAATGATACTAGATGCATTTAATAAAGTACTAGAACTACTATTGATAATTAAATTTCCATTACTTCCATAAATATATACATTACTAGAAGTATTACTTAAATTATCAAATGTGAGTTTTGTTGCTTGTGGGAGAACCAAAGTCCCAGCACTAATTAAGATGTCACTTGGAGTGTGAATAAGTAAATTACTATTTGTTTTTGCTATGATATAATTTCCAATAGTGTCAAAATTCAAGAATGAATTTGCATTTAAATTGACATTAGTGCTATTAAAATTAATATTACTACTATTGATATAAGCATTAGAGGTTGCATTTATAGTAATAGAACTACCACATCCAGAAATTAAACCTGTATTAACAAGACTTCCGCAATTAATATCAAGGATTCCGCCGGGGATAAGGGTGATTAATTCGGCTTGGATAGAACTAATAGCAAAATTACCTAAGGATCCTGAAATAATTTCATTGTTATTAGTAGCATCTGGTATAAATGTAAATAATTTAGAATTATTTTTATAACCAAACCACCCTAATTTAATAGAATTTGAAGAACTATCGTACCAATTATATTCAATACCTTTATCTTGTATATTATTTAAAGCAATAGATTTACCAAGAGATAAAATAGGATCGTCTAAAATAACATTATTACTATGAATAACTAAATTACCTGATGATACAATTATATCATTGATTGCATTTGCACTCAAATTACCAGAACTGGTTAAAGTTACATAATTACCGAATGAATTACCAAATTGAAGATGAGTAGTTTGAGGGATTTTAATTAATGAATTTTGTGTATTTGTTTGAAATGTAAAGTCATTTATACTATTAAATAATATACCGCTACTTGAATTTCCGATAATATTATTAGAAGTAATGCCAAATACTAATGGAATTAAATCAGGAATATTAACTTTACTCGATGCATTTAAAGAAATATCATTATCAGGTAATTTGATAAATGATCCTGAAGTAATATTGCTAAAAGAACCAGTAGTACCTAATGTAAATTGATTTGCATTTACTACTGAATCTACAATGAATTCTCCATTAAACAATGAACTTGTTAAAATAATGTGATCTCCAACTCTAGAATTATTAACAGAGCTAGTAATACGCAAATTTCCATTTGTATTATCAATTAATGTAATATTCTTAGTAATACGAGTAGTATCAGTATTTAATATTATGTTTCCATTTAAAGTTGAAAAAATTTGATCTTTAGCGGAAGTTAATAATATATTTTGTTGAGAACTAACTAAAGTTACATTGTCACGGGCAAGTTGTGTAAAAGTTCCATTGACAATATTGCTAGCATAATTTCCCGTTGTAGCATTATGAGAAATACCACCTTTTAAAAATAAAGTGCCAAGGTTATTAGGAACAATATTTATATCACCATTTAAATTAGTAGCACTAATAGTATTGACACATATTTCAATATTTCCAAGGAATGAACACCCATTTACATGAAAACTACCAGTGATTGTAAATTCATTATTTAAAGCATCCCATGTAACAGCATTTCCTAATCCAGTGCCATAAAACGTGACATCTTGTGTTGTAGATATTGTAGTAAAATGAGCTTCACTAGGTGTACCAAGACCAATGATACAATTGATTAATGTCGAATCAGCTAATGTAATATTTGAAATAACAGAATCATCAATGAATCCTGGAATTAATAAACTGGTTGCCTGGAGTTGTCCTCCGTTAATAGAACCAAATATACCACTATTGGCCCTGATAGACAACCCTTTTAATGGTTTTACACTATAATTAGTTTTTGATAAAGACATCACTTAATAGTATTAAATAAAATAAAAACCAAACAAAACTTTTAAAAAAAGTTTTAGATCAAAACTAATAATCTCACTCACATCGCTACGCTCTGGAGTTCGTGCCGATTTTTATAGGTGGCTTTTTAGACGGGGATTCAGAGGTATTTTTCTATATAAAAAATCGGCGCGAACTCCAGAGCGTACCAACTAAAGACAAGCTTTAGCTTGGCTTAGTAGCGATGTGAGTGACTCTTGCTTTGCTTGTTTTTGTCACAACTTTTTTGAAAAAGTTGATTATTCAATTAATTTAATAGATTCTTCTATAATTAATATATCATCAGATAATTCGGTGTCACTAATAATATTATTTAGAACAACATTACTTAATATTTCTTTTTTCTTTATCATTTTTGTAATTTTATTTTCAATCGTATTATCTATTAATAATTTATAGATATATACTTCTTTTTGTTGGTTTATTCGATGGATTCTATTCATGACTTGATCTATTTTTGCATAATTCCAATACAGATCACATAAAATAAGATGATTGGCGGAATGTAGATTAATACCTTCAGATCCACATGTCAAACTTAAGAAGCAAACATTGATATCTGGATTTGTTTGAAATTTTTGTATATCATTTTGTCTTTGGTCAAGGGAAATAGTTCCATTTATATCTATGTATTTTAAATTAGGGTGTGATAATTTAATATTTTTTTTAATATTTGTTAACATGTTTATGTATTGTGATACAATTACAACTTTTTCATTTTTGTCCAATATTCCGTATACAAGTTCGCTTATCTTAAGAATTTTTGAAGAAACAATAGGTAATTCGATCTGGGGTTCGATCGGGAATTTTATTAATTCTGATTTAGTTGGTTCATGGTGATCTATAGTAGTTCTGCAATATGGACAAGATTGAGATTTAAGTAATATTTTATCAATACATTGATGGCAAAATTTATGACCACAAGGATTTACAATACGATTCGAAATACGATCAAAGCATATATTACATTCATCTTCTTCGGGAGACTCACGGATTTTTTGTAAATATTCTGATGCTTGAACAAGATTTTTACAATTATGTAAACGATCCATTTTTTCTAAAATATCAGATGGATTATTAGTACATTGTTTTAATCTCAATATAAATACTAAAATATTGTTACTCATTAGTTTTTGAATACCTTTAGTCCCAGCTTCAAATGCAAGTTTTGCTATTTTATTTTTTGAACGATTTATGCGTTGTAAACAATAATTAAGTAAAGATTGATAAAATGCTAATTCGATTTGTGTAAATTCAGCTTTTACATTAACGGTAGTTTTAGGAGGTAAAGTCGTAGAAAGAATGTTTTTTGTAAATTTAATCGAATTTGATTGTATAAATAAATTTATTGTACGTAATTGTTTATCTTTACTAATTAATTCTTTCCAATCATCAAAGTCGCCGATTAATTGTAAAAATAAGAAGAGAGGAAATAAATCATGTACTTTATTGAAAAGTGGAGTAGCTGTCATAGCAATACGGTGCTTGATAGTTAAATACTCGATACTTCTGGCTGATAATGTATTTTTATTTCGAATCATATGAGATTCATCTAAAATAACACGTTGATAATTATTATTAAAAATCAGTAATGGATCTTGATCTTTAGAATGTGACTTAATTTCTTGTACAAGGGTGTTATAAGAAGTAATACAAATATTTTTTGTAATGTCAACTTTACGATTACTCCCATGATAAAAACATACATCAGATTCTGTATAATTAGAATGGATTTTAATTTCATTCATCCAATTGTGCATTAAATTAGAAGGACAGATAATTAAAGTTTTCATTGGCTTTTCTTCAATTACTTTTAGACAAACCATTGTTTTCCCTAATCCTGCTTCAGTTAAAATCAATGAATTCAGATTTTGAGCTTCTCTTTCAATAACAAATTTAACTGTTTGTTGTTGAAATTTAAATAATTCTGTATTAATTTTAAAAGACATTTGAAATTTAAATAAATTCAATATTAATCATTTTTTTTTTAGTAAATTAATTTGTTAAGTTTTTTTCAAGTTTATTTGAAAATAAACCAAATCTATTCATGATATAATAGCTAATAAGATTCAAAAGTACAAAACCTAAGTAACTTACAAATGCTATGAATGATAACTTGTAATGATGATCAATTGAGTATACAAATTCATGATTACCTACAATTGTTACAACAAGACCTCCGAGTAAGATTCCCCACCAAACAATAAGTCCGGAATATGTATAAAGGAAATTTTTAACTGAGAAATTTTCCTTAACTCTAGTTCCCCATCCCGTTTTATTTAAAGTAAGTATAGCTGTAATCTTTGCTGAAAAAATAATAAATAAATATACATAGAAATATAAATGACTAAATAAAAACAAAACATTACGAGTAATAATAATAGGATAAATACTTCTGATTAAACCAACGCCTAATGTTACTAGTAATGCTACTGTTTTTTGACGAAGTGAAGCCCAATATAATAGATAAATATACCAATACATTAATAAAAAGAAATAAGTAAACGTATAGAATAATTGAAAACACATCCAAGGCGATTGTTTAGTTATACTCTGAATATTAATAAAGAATTCTCTAAACCATGACTTTGACCATCTTATTTGTTGTCTGAGATAAGTATTTAAAGTAAAAGGAGTATCTGTATATGCAATAGCGCGATGTGTATAAATAACTTTTCTACCAGTTGCCAAAACTTTATTTGTTAAGTGACGATCATCCCCAAATGTACATGGTTTACCTAAAAATGTTTGACTTGCCCATTCATCTTTGATTTCTTTTATAACTTCTGCACGATACCCTCCTAATGGACCAGAAATACACATTACTGTTTTGAAAAAAGAATCACATGCTCTTTCTACGTTAAAAGCAAACCAATATCTACATGTTACTAATAGAGAAAGCAAATTTTGAGAAGAATTCCAAATACGTACATTTCCAGCAACACCTCCGATTAGGTGACTAGGATCTGCGTGAAATTGATAAACTAATTCTGAAATGGCATCTGGGTCTAAAATTGTATCAGAATCTATAGTAATAATAATATCAGGTTCATTTTGCAAAAGGACATTAAATCCATGGTATAAAGCTTGACGTTTTCCAGAGTGAGGTCTGACAATACACATATCATTTTTACCATGTACAATAGAATCCCATAATGTTTTTAAATAAATATCATCTTTAGAATCACCGTCAATAATACATACAATACTAGTTATATTCTTATAATTACTAGCATTAATTGATTTAATGCATTCGGTAAATAATACTGGTAATTCACGATAAGCAGTAATAACAATACCAACTGACAAATTGATATGAGTATCTTTACATGCTTTGGCTAAATTATCAATGCGACGTCTATTTAAAATTGCAAAAGTTAATTGAAATAAAAAATATACAATGCTATAGATACCATATATACTAATTGCATATTCAATATTTAAAGGAATGTAAATTTTAAAGATATATCCTATAATAGCGGGAGACAGTAATAACAATGTAAGTGGGACAAATATTAAAGCTGATTGTAGTGACATATTTTTTTCTTAAAAAGTTTAAATAAATCAATCATTTTTTTTTATTAAGTTAATTATATAAAAAAACTTTTTAAGAAAAAGTTTAGACAAAAACTCCAACATACCTTTTTGTTTTTGTCAGAACTTTTATAGATTTATAAAACTTAAGTTTTAAAAATTGGATAAAAAGTTCAATGTATTGTAAAATTTATATCAATGAAACAAGTAGGATTAATATAGATGTTGAAAATATAACATATCATGATATATTTGATATAATAAATGATTATTTTGTATATGATAAAATAATTATAAATAAAATTACTGAATGCTCGGGTTACGTCGAAGTATTTGTATCTGCTGTAAATTAAACTCATAATACTTCATCTCTGATATAAGACTTGTAAGATGAATGCATACATTTAGGGAAACGTGGAATGTTATAGTCACTCATTTCGAAATACTTTACCCATAATTTTTTATTAATTAAAGTTTTGCCAATTTTATATAACATACTACGTTCAGAAGAGGTACCACTACTTTGTACATTGAATTTTTTTCCTTCATTTGTTATGCATTCGTATATAATAAATTTATCATCTGTTAAATGAGAATCTTCACCAGAAAACCCGGTGATAACAAATTCTGCGTCCATAAAATCTTTGTATTTTAATAAATCAGATGATCTACCATTTAATTTGTATTTGCTATTTGCATTTCTAATCATACTTCCTTCATAATTATCCTTAATAAATTTTGAATGATAACTATCAATTTCATCTTGGTTATTAGCAATATATGTATTGACAAATTCTATTTGTAAAAAGGAGTGATTTTTTTTATACTCATTTAAGATTTTATTTCTTTCTTGAAATGTCAATGTTGTATCAATAATATCATAAATATGATATTTAATTTTATTTAAATTTTTATAATCGTCGATTGATAAATTTTTTGTTTTGCGTAATACACCTAAATTTTCAAATTTAAAATCATGATCATGGACATATAATTCGCCATCACTTATAAATGGTAATTGTTGAATTTCTTTATATAATTCTGTATTTTTTAATACCTCCCATTCCTTACCAGTTCTAGAAGTAAATGTTTTTGATTTATTATTGAAGATTGCTCTATTCCCATCTAATTTAGGTTGAATATATACAGGAAATGTAACTTTATTTACATTTTTAGAAAATTCCAAAGCTAACATAGGGAATAACACGGGATTTAAAGTCAGTGTAGCTAAATCTAAATTTAGCGTAACGGTATCTCTATCTGTATCTAAATTATCTTGTTTATATTCTGTAGAATTAATTTTTTTATCCCATTTACTTTTTGCTTCATTATTAGCTTGTTCAAAGTGAGTAGTTTGATTACTTTTATTATTATTTTTACCAACATGTATATGTTGTTCAGATCGAATCATTTTCCCGTTTTCAATACCATATTCTGTAATGATAGTACTCGAAGTACCATTATTTTTCACACTAATTTTCCAAATACGTTTTTTACTTTTAGAATCGATGTAGCTTAAAATTGGGAGTGACATTGATTTTTAAAAAATATTAAAAAAATTCATTTTTATTTTTAAAACAACTTTTTGGGAAAGGTTTAGTTTAAAGAAAAAATAGTATCATATCATAGTTTGTGTTTGTTTTGATCAAAAACTTTTTTAAAATGGAATCAATTTTATCAGAAATCAATGATATAAATAAACGATTACACAACATTGATGTAACAGATTATTTATTAACAGAAATAAATCCAAAATTACCACGAGATGAATTTATAAGATTAAATTTACAATTAGGAAAATTACATGAAAAGATATTAATGATTGACCAAACAAATTTTGTTAAATATTGTAATACATTGATTCAATCGTATATAACAGTATTACGTGTTGATTTTGAAAATGAAATTGCTCACAAAGAACTTATTATAATGTATAGTCAATTATGCGAACATTCTATAAGAACCAGTAATTTAGAACAAGCACTTGTTTATTTAAAGACAAGTTTAAGTATAAATCCAGTAGATTATACGATACATGCTAATTTAGGATTTATTTATAAAAATTTAAATAAAATAGACGAATCATTAATTCATTACAAAATTTCGTTAGCATTAAACAAAAATGATATCAATACAATGGGAAATTGCTTAAACGGAATTAGTTGTGTTTATAGAAGTATACAAAAATGGCCAGAATCATTGTTTTATTTATTAAAAGCTGTAAAATTATTACCAGAAGATCCTGATATTCTCAATGGACTCGGTATTGTATATACCGAAATGCGTAGAACTGATTTGGCAGAAATACATTATTTAAAAGCAATTGCAAATTATACTAAAACAACTATTTATAAAAATAATCCACAAATTCTATTAGAAGATCTTAATTTAAATCTAGGTCATATGTGGTCATTTAATGGAGATGACACTAAATCAATTGAACAATATAACAAAGTATTAAAATTAAATCCACGACACAGATATGCTTTTCAAAATAAATTAATGAATTTGACATATTTATTTGATAGATTTGAAGATAAAAAGTACATTTATAAACAACATTTATTAATTGATAAAATTTATCCACAAGCCCTTGCTCAACCAGAAAAAAATAATTTTATAAATAAAAAAACCAGAATAGGTATTATAAGTGGAGATTTCATTAATCATCCAGTTAGTTATTTTATTACAACATTTTTACAAAATTACAATGTAGATCAATTTGAAATATATTGTTATTCAGAATGTATTATTAATACATTGTTATTAAATAAAAACATTGTATTCCAATTGATAAGAGGTAAAAATACAGAAGAAGTATGTAATATGTTAAAATACGATCGTATAAATATATTATTAGATTTATCTGGGCATACAAGTCATAACAGAATTGATGTATTTGCTAAGAAACCAATAGATATACAGGTATCATATATAGGGTATCCTTATACATCTGGGTTAAAAACAATGGATTATCGTATAACTGATGCAATTTGCGACAATAATATTATTTCACAGGAATATTATACAGAAAAATTAGTATATTTAAAAAATTGTTTCTTATGTTACGACCCATTATTACATAAATTACCTGAGATTCTAGAACGGAAAGATTCAAGTAGATTCAGAATAGGGTGTTTTAATAGATTGAATAAAATCACAGATAGATATATTGATATGGTTAGTGAAATATTAATAGAAAATCCAGATATTGAATTTGTTTTTAAAACAAAAGCATTAACAAATCATAATATTAAATATGAATTTTTAAATAAATTCCACAAGGACATTCAAAATAGAATAATTATATTAGATTGTGCAATATTACATCATACGCATCTCCAACAATATAATGAAATCAATATTTCCATAGATACATTTCCGTATTCTGGAACAACAACAACATGCGAATCATTATTAATGGGTGTACCAGTGATATCATTATATGACTCTGAATACTATTTCCATGCACAAAATGTAAGTTGTAGTATACTAAAAAATAGTAATATGGAGGATTATATTTGTAATACAATTGGTGAAATTAAAGAAAAAGTAAAGAATCTTGAATTGATTAACAAAAGAGAAATAAGACATAAATTTCAAACAGGAAAAGTATGTAATAAAAATGAATATATCACAAATATATCCGAATTATTTAAACAATTAAAATAAGTTAAATTTAGCATGGATACTCAGATATTGTACATAGTATATTAATAGATTTAAGCCCTGGCAATGTTGTAATTCTTTATTTATAATTTTTTTACTATAAAAACAATTATTAGAATCCAATATTAATACCCGGTCATTTTCTTTTAATATGGGTGTATGATTATTGATCTTAATATTCTGATACATTTTTGATTTGTAAATAAACGGTGTATCAATTTTCCCTATATTAGATTGTGCAAGTTTATCTAAAAGAGGAAATACAAATGTATCATCTTTGATATTACAGTAATATTTAGTATTTATTATACTCAAATATAATACTAAAAACATATTATCTTTTTTTTTCCCAAGATGCATATGTTTAATAAATGAAATTGAACTTGTTTCTATAATATTCTCTATTTGTTTACTATCATAATTATATAAAAAATCATGTATAACAATGTTAAGGTATTTAAAAATAATTTCTAATAAAATATAAATTTGACATGAAACAAATAAATTATTAGTTATATTTAATTTTGATATTTTATACAATCCATCTACATCAAAGGTAATACTCGTATTTTTTTTATTAAAATAATTCGTTACACTTTCTGTATCTTCTACTAATTTCATATCCTCATAAAATTTGTTTATAATTTTATTATCTTCAGATGCTTTCTCATTGTCTATTGGTAGTTCAAGTGTTTGTGAACCAAATTTTTTAGTTATTTTACGTGTCAACTCACCTTGTCCAGATTGATTTGGTGGGTAATGTGAATTTAATTCATCGCTACTACGAAATATAGATACTCTTTTATTCATTCCATACCTTTTGTTTGCGGTAGCTGAACGTGAAAGTGGACTTAACTCTGGTAGCATATTTGCTGATTTTTGTGGAGTTAAATCTCTTTGACTTGTCGACATTAAACGTGAAAATTGTGGAGTAAGATCTCTTTGACTTGGAAATAGTAAACGTGAAAATATATTTGATGATTTTTGTGAATTTAGATTCATTTGAGAATCTGAAATCATACTTATATTAGATGAACTACTTGGTAATGAATATAATGATTGTGTCGAACCCATGTATTTTTGTACAGTGGAATCTTTAAAATTAGAAAAATTATTAATGATGTGAAAATTTACAACAACGTCTAGTAGATCTAATGTATTTTTATCTAATGGGAAAACATCTTTAATTACCTTGGATTTGGTTTCTGTAATTTTATCTAGTTCTTTAAATGAATTTAACTCTTTAAATTCGCTTACTATTTCTATTAAATTATATTTATGCATTATTATATTGTATCAACAAAATAATTTTAAATATTTTTTGCGTATATATTCTGAAAAATAAATATAAATGAACTATATAGTAAAATGAAATTGTTTTTATATTTGCCACTATTACCATTTGTCTTAAGTCATGGATTTATTTATTCTGTAGAAAATAATTTAGTTCGTGGGTTAAATAAATTAAATTCTGTTATCGATGACCTCAGAAACCCAAATGAAAATTTGTGTAGAAATGAACCTGTTTCAACAGGTCAATCAATTGATTTATCAGGGTCTACTTTAACAGTAAAATTAGCTATTTCAAAATTAGCAACTCATATTGGTAATTGCTGGGTTAATGTCATCGATGAAAATGGTAGTACAATCCAGATTTCTCCACGTGAAAAGTGCGTATATTTTATTCCAGATACAGAATGTATTCCTGTGCCAAATAGTTCTACAAATGATATGTGTTTGCAAACATGGACATTCACTTTACAAAATGTAAATCAATTGAAATGTACAAAATGTGTTTTAAATTGGTGGTGGAGAGCTGAACATATTGTTCCAAATGAACTTTTTAATAATTGTATTGATTTTACGCAAAGTTCTAATACCCTTAACGCAGATCGCGGAGGAAACTCTGTTCCCGCTCTCACCGGAAGTGAGCTGAGCGGGCCAGGTACAAATACTAATACTAATACTAATACTAATACTAATACAAATACAAATACTAATACAAATACAAATACTAATACGAATACTAATACTAATACAAATAATAACGTGAATAAATCTAATACTAAATCTAATATTAAAAGTTTAATAAAAAGCCCTGTAAGACGGCCAAAGCCTACTCAAACGGATTGTATTGAAAAATATAATCATCCGTTCCATCCTTAACAATGCCAACTATTTCTAATAAATAATTATAAATAAACGTGTTTTTTAAATAATAAAAAGTATCATTAATAAAAACTTTATTATATCCATCGTAATTTTTTGGTTTGTTTAAATTTGTATTACAATTATTAATATTTGTTTTTGTCTTAATTTCCCCCAAAAAATTATTGATATCGTTATAAAATTTCGAATGATTATCACAAAATGTATCGTTGCATAATTTATTACATTGTGTTAAATTGGTTAATAGATATTTACATTTATATTGTATATTTAAATCAAGATATTCTTTTGGTACTGAAAGTGGTAATTTATTAATCAATTGATTATAAAATTCATTAAATAATATAATCTGATCTTGTGTCAATGTTTTTTTATATTGGTGTAACACTTCAGTAACTTCCATTGATAAGAAGAAGTTAATATATAAAATCATTTTTATTTTAATTTACAAAAAAATTCCTTATTTTTCAACATTTCATTAATCATTGGGACTAAGGATTCGGTGTCAACTTGTGTTAAATTTAACAATTTAATATCACTTAAAATATTATTCAATGTTATTTTTTTACAATTCTTAGAATCTAATATTATATTAATGTGTTTCATAAACAATTCGTCAATATTAATAATATTAAGAATTGGTTCTGGTAAACTTTGCCTATAGAAAAGAGTTGAATTTTTCTTTCTTTTATCGTCATTTTTTAACCCAATTAAAAAAATATCTGCTGTTGTTTTGTAAAACATTACAATATTTCCTTTTAATATATTTTTATCAGATATATCAATAATATTGTTAGAAGTATCATCTAAAATAACCATATCAAAATCAAAAGCATTTGCTATTAAAAATAATGTAGTATCATCCTTTTTAAATGTAAATGTTGGTTGTTTTATTGCTCGTATAAATTTTTTTTTCGTTTCCATAATTGTTTGCGGATTCCATTCAATATTTTTTAAATTAAATTCTAGTATGTAATTAGAAACTAATTTGGCAAATGTGGCATCATCTATTAATTTAATATAATTAATAACAATTTTTTTAATTTTAGTTGATCTAAAAATCTTTAAATATATATTATATAAAATATATTCTAATGTATTTCCATCTTTTTCTTTATTATCTAAAATTCTAAACTGAGATGACATTACTTTTTTTGTCCAGATATCATTTAATTTCAACCACATTTCTGATACGTTATTACGCTATTATAATTTAAAAATAAAATAAAACTTTTAATTTGTTCAATAAACTTAAGTTTATTGAACGTAAAGTTATTGATTTAAAAACATTTTCCACAATCTTTTAATAAATTTGCCTCTACATCAAAGCCATTTTCCATTAATTCTTGGTAATGTTTACATCTATCACATGGAGTAGATTTAGAAAAGTCACTTTCCGCGTCGCTTTCCATTAAAGTCTGTTCACTTTCTCCACTTGCACTACTTTCGGCTTCACTATCTGCACTACTTTCGGCTTCACTATCTGCACTACTTTCGGCATCACTATCTGCTTCACTATCTGCTTCACTATCTGCTTCACTATCTGCTTCACTATCTGCTTCACTATCTGCTTCGCTATCTGCTTCACTATCTGCTTCGCTATCTGCTTCACTACTAGATTCACTGACACTTTTAACTTCACCGTAATTTGGATCTAATTCTTTCATTATCAAAGGGATTGATAAAAAATCTAAAATCTTTAATAAACTAGGGCATTCTTCTTGTGACATTAAAATATCAAAATAAAAAAAATAAAAATAAATGGAAAATAAATGGAAAATAAAAATATAAAGTTAGTAAGTTTCATGCCATCGCAATAAATGTGCAATAAGAGATATATTAAGAGAGAAAATAGTATCTTTTACGATTTCACGTGTAATAATAATAGTATTATTTGATTTTTTAAAAATACTATGCAAATGTAATAATGTTTTATAATATTTATGAGTATTATTGACAATACGCGAATGTTTTACATGTGACAAAATGTATAATGTATGAATATTTTTAATCATTTTTTGGAGAGAATAATTGACCATTGTAAATAAAAGTTCGTGTTCAGGATAATAACTCTTTAATTTTAAAAGTTCTTCATCTTTATTATGAATAATAAGATCTAATATTTTGTAATGGAATTTGTTATTATTACCTCTGATGCCTTTTATATCTGTAAAAGATGCAAAATCATATAAATATTTTGTATTATTTAAATATAAAATAATACCTCTTTTAGATGGATCTGAGTAAGATTCTAATTCAATTGATCCTTGGTTTTGATTAACAAACGCGATTTTATCATATACTAAATTGTCTTCGAAATTGTTGTCATCAGCCCAAGAGATATTATTATATCTACAAATATAATTTGTTTGATTATCAATGCTTTCTAAAAAGATTAATTTATTTTGCGAATGATTAATAATGAGGCGATTTTCTTGATGTAAAAGAATAAAGACTAATGTTTTATCAAGTTGTAATTGTGGAATATCTTCTAATTTAAATAATTCTAAAAACATATCTTTATAACTTTTAGGTGAAATCCAAAAAGAATTAGATGCATCGAAACAACGTGTAGTGGCATAATTCCAAGTATCATTATAATAATACATACGAATAAGAGTACCATCTTCGCAATATTCCATTTTAGTATTTTTTTGTAAAATAAATTTGTCTAATACAGAAATATTTTGAATTTTGCGACTCGATTGACAAACAATTTTATAAGAACTTTTTTCAAAGATAGTACCATTGCATTCTAAATGAACATTTTGTAATTCTTGTGACAATAAAGCAAATTCAGCTGAATTAATATCCATATTACTAAATAATAAAAATAATGTTTGTTCGGGGTTTTCTTTTAATAAAATATTATTATCCGTGCATTTGATAATTAAATCGGTGAATGAAACATTTTGAATAAATTGTAAAAGGGCTGACATTAAAAGATAATAATATAAATTGAATTCTTTTTTATTTTAAAAAAAACTTAAAAACAATCATTTTTTTTTTTTAAGAATTAAGAAAATTTGATAAAATCTAATTTATTAGATTCATCTGGTTTAGTGAAAATATGAGGATTTGCTTTTTTAATATTTGCTATATCAATTTCTTCGATAAATCCTCTACGAGGAAACATAGGATAATTAATTAATTGGAATGATTTTATTTTATTAATTTGTCGAAAATCTTCAATATTTAAATTTCCACCAAACATTTTCAAACATTCTCTTTCAGGTGCACTTTTTAATACTTCATTATTGTTACAAATTAATTTATATAATAATTGAATTTCTGGCATACAGTTACATTTATTATTATTATTATAGGCTATTAAACATGGGAAACTACAAAAAATACCAGTTGTTCTAAATTTTTTAGAATTTATATCATACTTTAATGGTAATCCAAGAGGCACACCTCCAAAAGCATGGCAACACCAATAACAATGGACATCTGTTTGTTCTAACCAAGACTTATTGTCTGTATATTCCTTAAATAATTGATAAATACCATCATTTGGACAAACCGATGTTTGCTTTGGCGCAGAATGTAAATTTTCGAAGAAATTATTTTCTTGTAAAATCATTTGATTTTGGTCAATATGTTTTAAATTATCGAATGTCAAAAGATCATCGTGATCACGTGCAACTAACTGCTCTTCATATAATTTCTTTAAATTACTTGTTTCGATATCAATATTTATTTTTTTATCAATATCTGTATCTATATATTTGTTAATATAAGTATTTAAAATACTGTCGTCTAAATTACCAGGGTAAGCTGATACATTTAATTTATCGACTCCTATATTTTCACCTATATCTTTATCTAAATTTAAGATATAAGCTTCTGTAATCATTGATTCTGTAAATAATTCTTCTTTTTGAATAGACGAGCTATAATATGTAGCAACTGGCTTACGTCCTCTTTTTTTAATTATTTTTGGTTCTTCATTTTCTACATTCTTTTTCTTCCTACCTCTTTTTTTTTTAAGATCATCATCTACAATATGTTCTACTAACGCATCATGCGTTACAGGTTCAGAAATTGGTTCTGGAGTGTCTAATATTTTCTTAGGTCTTCCCATTACCTTTGGTATCAATTATAAATTATATTAATCATTTTTTTTTCAAGATAGTTAGGTTTAAACATTTTTTATATTTATATAATATAAATGAGTAAAAATATATTAATAACAGGAGGAGCTGGTTTTTTAGCACGTGGATTGATAAAATACTTATTAAATGATCACACCTTTGATGTTAAAATCACATTATTTGATAACTTTATTTCAAGTAATAAAGAAGATTTTAATAAATTTATTAAAAAATACGACACAAAAAATAAAGTATTGTTTTTTGAATATGATATAACTGATTTGGAAAAAATGACATGGGTCAAGTATAATTTTCAATTTGATGAAATTTATCACCTAGCATCATTAGCTTCTCCTCCATTTTATAAGAAATATCCCATTGAAACATTAGAAGTTGGATACAATGGAACTAAATATATTTTAGAAATTGCAAAAGAGCATAATGCTAAAGTTCTTTTTAGTAGTACTTCTGAGATTTACGGAAATCCAGATGTAAGTCCTCAACCAGAAACATATTTTGGAAATGTACATAGTTTCGGAATTCGCAGCTCCTACGACGAAAGCAAACGTGTAGCAGAAGCACTTTGTTATACATATATAAACCAATATAATGTAGATGTAAAGATTGCAAGAATTTTTAATACTTATGGGCCAGGAATGATGTTAAATGATGGAAGAATTGTAACACAAACTATAAAAAGTTTAATTAATAATACAACTTTACAAATTTACGGTGATGGAAATCAAACAAGGTCATGCATTTATATTAATAATACAATAGAAATGTTAGTGAAATTAATGGATAGTAATTGTAACATTCCTGTAAATATAGGAAATAATGAAGAACGTACAATAAATGAAACCGTTGATATAATTGAAAAAGTATACCAAAAACATTTTGATAAAGAATGTAAACTTAAAAAAGAATATATTCCACTTACACAAGACGATCCATTAAAACGTTGTCCTTGTCTAAAAAGAAATAAAGAAATTTTAGGAGAAACTAAATATATCCAATTTGAAAAAGGTATAAAAGAAATGATAACATATTTTTTAGAGAAATAGGTTAAGTTAGGTGATTTATATTTATTAGTATAAATATAAATTTTACATAAATAGTAATACTTAAAAAACAAAACAAACATGGATATTAAAGAACTACTAATTGAGGTTATAAAATTTTAAAAGAATCAAATAAAGATATTTATTATTTTGTCTTAACTGGTGCTTGTTTTGTTACAACTTTTCTGAAAAGTTGGTTATTTGCGTAAGAAATGGTGTTTGATATATTGTTGAATATTGAAAGCGATGTAAACTAAAGGAGATTCTGGATCATCTTTGACTCTATGAGTGGTAGAAGGTGCCAAGATTTTCTTTAATTCTGCATCTGGAATAAATTCTTTAGAATGCTCTGGGTCATGTAATTTATGAGTATCGAAATAATCACGGAATACTTTACTAACAGAAGTATTAGATACTAATTCATCTTCTGCAATTCCAAATGGAAGTAAAAATGCATGTAATTCTTCTGATACTTTACAAGGTGCTGCAAAACCGGTTAATTTTCTTGGTGGTGCTAATGGATCAACAACCTTCTTTTTTTTTTTAGATGCTAATTTTAATTGTACATCAAATTCTTTTTGTAATTTCTTTAATTCAGTGATTTCAGCTTTACATTCTACAATAGAATGTTGTCTCCATTTAATTAAAGTTTCTAATCGTTGTTTAAATGTTGGTTCTTCGTCTCCTTCGACTGGGGTAGTTTCTTCAACTGGTGTTACTTCTTCAACTGGAACTGGTGTTACTTCTTCAACTGGAACTGGTGTTACTTCTTCAACTGGAACAGGAATTTCTTCAACTGGAACAGATACTTCTTTTGTTTTTTTAGATTTTGAGATTTTAATTGATGACATTTGTATTACTGATTGCTAATATTATTTTTATTAGTTTTAAACGCGGGATATGATACTTTAAAAAAAAATAAATTAATCATTTTTTTTTTTGTGAATTAAATTAAATTTTCAATTGATAATATAAATTGGAAAACGATTGATGGATCTTTATTTATAATAATCTGTTTATATTTTGATAATTTTTTAAAAACTAATCTCTTTATAATAGTTTGTTTTTCTTGCTCATAATATTTCTTAATAAATTCAGTGATTCTACATATGTCATCTTTACTAAATTGATTATTATCTGATATTATTATTGCTTCGCAGTAATTTATAAATTTTATATCTATATGATCACTTTCTTTATTAATTAAAAACATTATATCATCATGACTAAAATACTCGGTTTCTTGGTCAAAGTCACCTTGGTCTTGGTCAATATCACCTTGATCAAGTTCAGCTTCGGGTTCGGCTTCAGGTTCTTGGTCATGGTCTAATTCAAATTCTGGTTCAATTTCAGCATCAACTTCTACGTCAACTCCACCTTCATTTTCGTTTTCATCTATAATCCTATCATAAGATACATTGTTATTTTGAACAATTTGTTTTTTCTTATTAAATTTATGTATTTCTCTCATATTATCTGAAATACGTTGATAAACAGAATTTTTAGGAATAGGGACTGGGATATATGGATACGATATTCTATCTATTATTTTCTTTTCAATTGACCATTTTATATTACAATTTATTTCGATTTTATCTAAAATAATATCTGCTTGTTTTTTTGTATTATTAATTGATGTATTGATTAGCTCTTGGTATTCTTTAATTTTAATTGATCGTTTATTTTCAAATTCATTTATTAATACTCTGTGCCTAAATATAAGTTCTGTACATTTTAATAATTTTAATTGAAATTCGTCTGAAAGATGTGATAAATTATAAAAAACCCCGTTATTATTTGAGGAAAACGAACATTTTGATTCTATTAATATATTGTAGATATGTTTTTTTTCGTCTTTTGATAAACAATTTATATTTTTAATTAATTCGGATTTATTTATCATAGTAATAATGATAACTATAAGAAAATAGCAAATCATTTTTTTTTCTATTATCGACTTTTGTTAAGTGATGATAAAAATTTGTATTAATTTTATTATTGAGCTAATATAATAATGACAATAACAGTGTTACAATCAGGAGGAGATAGAAAACGTAGTAGAATAATAGATGGAAATAAAGTGAATGGTGCAAAAATCCCTATTAAAAAGGAAGAAGTAATGGGTCAATTATTATATAATTTGTCAAAAAAACATACTTGTAAAATATGTAATAAATACATATTTGAATCTACGGAAAAACATATGAAAAACCATGAAAAATATCATTGTCATGTATGTGATAGATATCTAACGAGATTTTCATTTGAAAAGCATCAACAAATGCATAAGAATTCCCACATAGGTCAAATGGGTGGGGGGGATATGAAAAAATATTACCAAGAAAATAAAGATAAAATAAATAAAAATAGCAAAAAATATTACCAAGAAAATAAAGAAAAAAAGAAGGAATATACCAAAAAATATTACCAAGCAAATAAAGTTATAACACCAGAATCTATGAAAAAAAATAACAAAGAACGTGCTAAAAATCAAATGAAAAAAAACAAGTATTTAAAAGAATTAAAGGATGCAGGTCTTTTATTAAATCTTTCCCAGCAAGGTGGTAAAGTTGATCTTTATATTAATAAAATTATTAAACATACAGAAGGGGGAAATGACTATAAAGTTAATTTATATAATCATAAACTTAATAAAATTCAAAATGGAAATGGTACTCCACAATATTTTGGAAGAAAATCTAATGTTATGGTAAAAGTTCCATTGTCAGTTACAAATTACATGAAAGGTGAGGCAAAAAAATTAAAAGATAATGGATTTAAAGGAGGGATCGAAACGGGACATAAGAGAGCTACACAATTAGCCACAAAAACAAGTATTCCAATTGAAGACCTTAGATATACCCGCAACTTTTTTGCGAGGCACATCATTACAAGTTATCCTTCATATTTAAAGTGGAAAAAGAATAATAAACCTTACAATGATAATCACTGGAAAAATATGAGAGGCATTATGGCGATTTGTTTATGGGGTGGAGAACCGGCTATTAATTGGGTAAATTCTGATAAAGTAATTAATTTATTAAATAAACATTTCAATAAAAATTATAAAAAAATTAAAATACCTAAATAAGATTGTTTTGTCTCAACTTTTTCTAAAAGTTGGTTTAAAGAAAAATTTATATTAAGTTAAATAAAGATAAAGATGTCAGTAAATAATACAAATGCAGATGAAATTTATAATAATTGTAAGGATCTAGTTTTAGATTTAGACAGATATTTCCAAAAACATAAAACTTTAGAAGGTATTGATAAAAATGAATTAAAAAATAAATATACTCATTTATCAGATACATCTCCAACGTTATTTAATTATATCCTAAGAGAATTTGTATCAACTAGAAATGACAGTGAAAAGGAACAGAAATTTTTAGATACATTAAACAATGTATTGCATAATTTAAAACAAATTCAAACGGGTGAATTAACACAAATGGATGCTTCTGGTAAAATAGGTACATTTTTTGCAAACAATTATATTAAGGATTTTGATCAAATGCGCTAGAAACTTTTTAACCAACTTTTTAAGACAAACAATTAGTCTTATTTTTGATATAACTTTTTTTTAAAAAGTTAATTTATTTTTTATAAATAACTATGTCAATTCGATTGCAACAAGATATAAAAAATTTAAGAGAGGAGCTAGATAGGCAGATTTTAGCAAATACTGAGAAGGAAAATAAGGTCAATTTATTCAAATTATCTATTTCAAATAAAGTAGATGAAAATAAATTATTAGAAAAAAGAGTCGATGATTTGACCAGTGAATTGGATATATTAAGGAAAGATCTTGAAATATATAAGGAAAAATCTCAGGAAATTATTTATATAAAAGAAATAATTCCAATAGAAAATACTCCACTTATTCAACTCCAAGAAAAATACGACGCCATTTTAATAGAAAAGGAATCTTATATAAAAACAAATGAAGTATTATTAAATCAAAATAATGAACTCAAAGAAAAGGGTTGTAAAGACGAACAACAAATTGCATTTCAAATTGAACAAAATATTATTTTAAATAATGAAAATAAAAGGATAAAGGATAATTTCAATGTAAATTTAAATAATTATAAGAATCAGATAACATCATTGCAAAATCAAATTGCTGTTTCAAATGATCTAAATAGAGTACATTCTAATGAAATACAAGAATTAAATGATAAATTAATAGTTACTACTAAATTAGCTCAATTGTACACTGAATATATAGAAGAGGAAGAAAATAAGGTGAAAAATAAAAAGAAAATGGATAAATTAGTAAATAGGAGTATAAGGAAATAAACAACAATATAAGTTGATAAAACTTTTCAAAAACCAAAATTTATGCAAAATAATAAAGTTTATATTATTTTGAATTAGTATAATAAATGTTTACAACATATATAAAAAAAGATGGTGAAAACACAGTGCCGCAAGTACCCTTAACGCAGGTACCCCAGGCACAACCTGTTATACAACAGAGAATTGCAATGAAGAAATTAACTCCTGGTTATAAAAAACCAACCGAAGGGACATATCAGCATAATTTAACAAAAGAAAATATAATAAATGGATTAGATGGATATAGAAAATTATCAACAATTGAAGAGAAAAAGATGATAAACTTTGTACCCTTATTTAAAACATGGGTAAAATACTATGATACTCTTAAAAAAGAGTTTAGATTAGGAGGAGTTATAATAAAGAATGAATATCCAGTATATATTATGCTAATGAACATGAAAACAAAAATAACATGGTCAGTGCAATTAGCAAATAATATTATATTTATTCCCGAAGATAAAATTTTAGAGAATGAAGTATCTATAAAACCTATAATTAAAGAAAAAGATTCAAGTAAAAGTAAAGAAGATAAACAAAAGGAAATGTTATGGAAACTTTATAAAAATGGTGAGTTAATAAGGAAGAAAAAGAATTAAGTTAAAAAGTTTATTCCGTATTTTTCTAATTTTATGGTAAGATTTGTAATCTCTGTATTATACGACATATGGTGTCTCCATTCGTCACCTTTTAATTTAATTAATTTTTGCATAATTTTTTGATATACTTCGTATTCTCTAATAATATTATGATTATAAAAGTTATGCCCATATATATTGACATATGAGATATATTCGTCGATATTATTAAAAGTAACGTTCATTTAACAATTGTATTTGTCTTTAATAATTCATTTTTTTTTTTATTGATCAAATCTAAAGGTCGAATGTTTTTTGTGGCCCTTCTGGTTCTTACAGTTATCATCTTGATATACTATATCCTTAACACATTGTCTAAAAAAGAAGCTTTCAGAAGTTATAATGATTATTATAATAACACAGAAGAAAAAACCTATATAGATAGGTATTTGATACCAAATATAACAAAAATTATTCAAAATATACATTCAAAAAACCAAATGAATTTAAAGGAATTCTTATCAACGGGCAATGTACGTGAAAATTATACAAAATTTTTGTATTATCTAGATTTTAATTTAAGTTCTTCTTTTAAAGAATGTATAAAAACGTATTTAAAGAGTTTAGGTTATACAGTAAATTTACCATTGAAATTGATAGAAATTTATATAGAAACAACCTCAGGTCCAAAAGATAGTTGTTTATTTTATTTTAAATGTGATATAACGTTTGATAGCATTAATAGCTCATTACCATTTTATACATTATTAAAAGTAAATAATA